CTTGTTTACATAGGCGGTAATGCACAATTTGGTGCTGGTGTTGTGGACATTTTAGATTACACAGATACAAACAAAACTAAAACTTCTCGCGTTCTTAGTGGTGTAGATAATAATGGATCTGGATTAGTTGCTTTTGCGTCAGGATTAGAAACAACTCAAACTGCAATTTCATCTTTAACTTTTACATCAAATAGTGGTAATTTTGCCCAGTATTCATCTTTTGCGCTATACGGGATTAAGGGGTAATTAAATGGCTGCTACTTATATTCCTTTAGCAACTCAAACTTTATCTTCTGCTGTTTCAAGCGTTACATTTTCTGGTATTCCACAAACCTATACTGATTTAGTAATAGTTGCCAATCTTGGTAAATCGCTTACTGGATCATCAGTTGAGTTCAGGTTTAATGCAGATGGTGGCAGTAATTATTCAATAACAGAACTATATGGAAATGGAACAAGTGCCGCTTCTGCTCGCGCTTCAAATTTAACTTATGGTCAAGTTGCATATGATGTTGTTCCTGGCAGTGGAATAACATCAAACTTTTTGCTCAACATAATGAATTATTCCAACACAACTACAAACAAAACAACTATAAGCAGAAACAATAGTATGGACACTACATATTCTGGCGCTGCTGCAATAGTAAATCTTTGGCGTTCAACTGCTGCAATTAACTCTATTACTTTTACTTCTTCAGGTGGCGCTACTTTTACTACTGGTAGCACTTTTAGCCTTTACGGTATTGCTTCTGCCGCATTATCTGCTAAAGCAACTGGCGGAAACATTGTTACAACAGATGGCACTTATTGGTATCACACTTTTACAGAGTCAGGCACTTTTACCCCTTCTACAAGTTTGTCGGCTGATTATTTAATAGTTGCGGGCGGTGGCGGTGCTGGCGGAACAAATACAACAGTTGGCGGCGGTGGGTGGTTTGGCGGCGGTGGTGGTGCTGGTGGTTATCGCACATCAATTGGCGGCTCACAAATGTCACTTGTAAGCACTGCATACACTGTAACGGTGGGCGCTGGCGGTGCGGGCGGCACATCAGGTTCATCTGCTAATCCTGGTTCTGCTGGTTCTAACTCTGTTTTTAACGCAATAACTTCTACTGGTGGCGGATATGGTGGTGCTGGTTATTCAGGAACAATAAATGGCGGCAATGGCGGTTCAGGCGGCGGTGCTGGCGGGCAAACAGGAGCAAGTACAGGTGGAACTGGAATTTCAGGACAGGGCTTTGATGGTGGCAATACCGCGGGTGGGGGAACTGGTTATGGCGGCGGCGGTGGTGGTTCTAGTTCAGTTGGTGGTGCAGCAACTTCAGGCGCTAATGTTTCAGGCGGAACAGGTACAACAACAACAATTTCTGGCTCAAGCGTGACTTACGCAGCAGGTGGTAAAGGTGGAAGTAATAACACAACTGGAGCAGCGGGAACTGTTAATACTGGAAACGGTGGAGATCGCGGGAATGGCGTTACATCTGGTAACGGTTTTGCTGGCGGTTCAGGAATTGTAATAGTGAGGTACGCGGTTTAATGCCAGCAAATTATGTACTACTAGAAAAGGTTACTGTTGGTGCGGCTACTGCTGCTTCTGTAACTTTTAACAATATCCCTCAAACGGGCTACACAGATTTGGTTATTCACACTTTGGTTCGAGGAACTGTTGGATCAAATAACATTCAAATAAATTTTAATGGTAGCGGTGGAACCGCTTATTCGGACAGAACAATTTTTGGAACTGGAAGTTCTGCTGTTTCTGCTGCAAATAGTTCGCAACCTTTTGTTTATGGACTAAACAATCAAAGCACATATACTGCTTCAACTTTTGCTAGTGGCACTTTTTACATTCCAAACTACACATCAAGCAATTTCAAATCAATTTCTTATGATGGCGTTCAAGAAAGCAATGTTGCTGGCGTTTATTCTTATCTGCTTGCTGGTCTTTGGTCTAACACGGCAGCAATTACATCAGCAACAATTGTTCCTAACTCAGGCTCATTCGCCCAATACTCGACTTTTTACCTTTACGGAATAGCGGCTCTAAACACAACTCCTGCTATTTACCCTAAAGCCACTGGTGGAGATATTATTGAAAATGATGGCACTTATTGGTATCACGCGTTTCTTGCTTCAGGTTCATTTACTCCTGCTATTGCTTTAACTTGTGATGTTTTAGTTGTTGCGGGCGGCGGCGGTGGTGGAGAAGGAACTTATTCAGCAGGTGGTGGCGGTGGTGCTGGTGGTATTTTTTACGCAACTTCACAATCAATTGCTTCATCTGCTCAAACTGTAACAGTTGGCGCTGGTGGTGCTGGCGGCATTTACAATACAAGCACAGGTGGTGCTAATGGAACAAATAGTTCTTTTGCTTTATTAACTGCTGGTGTTGGCGGCGGTGGTGCTGGTACTGGTGCTACTAATGGTAAAAACGGTGGTTCAGGTGGTGGCGCTGGTGCTGGCACTTCAGCAGTCGGTGGTTCATCAACTCAAACTGGTACTGGTGGAACTGGTTACGGTTTTGCTGGTGGTTCAGTAACTGCAACAACAGCAGCGGCAGGTGGTGGCGGTGCAGGTGCAGTAGGTCAAAGCACTGGCGCTAATACTGGCGGTAACGGTGGTGCAGGATTAAACACTTGGTCATCTTGGCTTTCAACTACTGGCTTAGGTGTTAGTGGTTTTATTGCTGGCGGTGGTGGTGGTGATGGTGGCACAACTGCTGGAACAGGTGGTTCTGGCGGTGGTGGTACTGGTGGCGTTTATGCTGTTAGTGCGCCCGTAGCAGGTACAGCAAACACGGGTTCAGGCGGCGGTGGTGGTGGTGACACATCTGCACCACGCGGTAGCGGCGCTGCTGGTGGTTCAGGACTTGTTATTATTAGATACTTAGTAGCATAAAGGGAGAAACATGGCACATTTTGCAGAAGTATTAGATGGTGTAGTTGTGAGAGTTCTAGTTGTTCCTGACGCGGAAGAACACAGAGGCCACGATTTTCTTGCCAATGATTTAGGGCTAGGCGGAACATGGGTTCAAACAAGTTACAACAACCGCATCAGAAAGAACTATGCAGGAATAGGCATGACCTATGACGCTGACCTTGACGCGTTCATTGCACCTAAATGCCATGATGAAGCAATTCTTGATGAAGAAACTTGCAAATGGGATTGCGCAAATGAAATTCACACATTTAAGGAAATAATCTAATGACCGATACACCTAAGAAACTAATTGTTGATTTAGCAAAAGGCACTCAGGAATATGTAGATCTAACTCCTGCTGAAATTGCTGAGCGCGATCAAATGCAAGCAGAAGCAGAAGTACGCCGCGCACAAGAAGAAGCGGATAAAGAAGCAGAAGCAGACGCTAAGTTATCTGCTCAATCTAAACTGCAAGCATTGGGTTTAACTGGCGAAGAAATCGCCGCAATCACTAAGAACTAGCGCACCCACAACATACCTACATCAGCGGTAGGGCGTAGGTTGGCAACTTTCCAACCACCGTCTATCCAGTCATCTGCTGTAAGTTGATGCCACGCATTTAGTTGATGAACATTGTTGGGTTGCATGTTGCCCCATTCTTGCGGTTCTTCTAAATGATTAACTATGTATTGAGCCGCCATTTCCCGATAGCCCAAATTCCATAAATAATCTAATTGTTCTTCATGCTGTTCAAGGGTTTCAAATGTCCATTCAAAGCAAATCGTTCCCCCGTAATGGCGCGTCATTCCTTTAAATACTTCCCATTCAGCACCCTCAACATCAATCTTGATTAAGTCAGGGTTGCCGTATTTGTCAGCCAATGTGTCTAGTGTGATTGTGTTTACTTCAATCTCACGGTGAGGCTTACCCTTGTATGGCATGCCCTCTTTGGTTAGCCACTCTTTGCTTAGCGTTGAAAGGCCATCTTCTTCAGCCTCATAAAACTTTAGGCGTTCATTATCTTTTTCAGCCACAGCCATTCTAAGCGGCACAACATTTGGGTTGTAAATGAAGTTACTAACTAGGCGTGAATAAACGCGTGGTGCGGCTTCTAAGGCTATTACGCGGTATCCCTGAGCAAGCGCTGCAACTGTTGCATCACCGCGATTAGCCCCAACATCAAACATCAACATTTGTAAGCCTTTCTAAATTGCTTTTGACTGCTTTTGCGTAACTAGGTTCAATGTCCATTGCATCTAATTTATTTAATAGATCAATGCTTTCTTCTTTGCGGCCTATCCACCAGGCAGAAACAGCCTTTTCAAAAACCAGTACATATTGGCCTTCATAACCAACATGTACTGGCAATGCTCCACAGGGTTGTTGGTGTAATCCTAATTGCGCCCATGTATAACATTCCTGCCACTGCCCTAAGCGCTCATAGAACTGAGCCAAAAGAAAATAGGCTTCAGGGCGGTAAGGCAGATAAGCCACAGCCTGTAATAAGCAATTGCTAACAGTTCCTTGACGGTCATTCTGATCATCAAAGCAATGCGCAACCTTTAAAAGTGAGGCATAAGTAAGGCTAGGGTGATAAGTGTGACCGTATTCAGCAGTCCTTAGATAGAAAGAAACGGCTGAAGCAGTCTGGTTTTGCTTCTCATACTCCACTGCTACATCAAAATTAAGCGCTGGATTGAATGGATCTTTGGATAATTCAACAACTAATTGATCAATTTTCATAAGATAGTGCCTCCACAATTAGATCTTCTACTACCTTTTGGGGTACTTGCAAGATGAAAGCGGCGTTATCCTGGAAACCAAAAGACACCAAAAGGTTACCTTTGTGAACCGTTGCCCCTACACAGAACTCAACGCGAGCATCAAGGAATGAAAACGGCTGACCTAATCCCACAATGTTTAACTCTTGATCCCACACAACTAAACGGTGACGGTAAATTGCATCTTTCTGTTTTAAGTAATTCTTAAATAGGTTTACTTCATGGGTGATAGAAATGTACATATTGCCCCAACGGATTACATGGCTAGATCCACGCTGATCAGCAGGAGGGGCAACGGTTGGCTTTACAAAAATCTGTACACATTCTCCCGTTTTAGGATCAGCCTTTACTAACTCTGTTGGCATAGTCCATTTAATAAAATGCCACGGCTTATCAATTACGGGTATCCAATTCTTTTCACAGTATGAGTCATTTGGCTCAGGAGCATTTATGCGCACACGGCTAATTTCTTTAACAGTCCAGTTCTCACGGTCAATTTCAATCTTGCTGTATTCCATGCGGCCTACGCCATTGGTAGTTGTATCGCGGCGCACCCCTACTAAGTAATACTCCCCGCCCCATTGCACAACGCGGCAATCTTCTTCCCCTACAAACTCCCAAATAGGTTCAACATCAAGGGCTGATGTATCCACTTTGGCATGGTGAGTTATCTCAAGATCTGCATTTAAACGGCAAAGATAATTAACGGTAACTAGACGGCGATCTTTTTCAGGGTGCAAATAAGAAAGCGGCCCGTGACGGCTAGGAAATAATTGCTCATTCTCAGCATGGTAAAGCGTGTAATTTACATGGCGTAGATTTACTAAAATCTCACCGTCATCATCAATAAAAATTGATGGGTTCATCAAACCTGTACCGCTTGTTAATCCGTGGGGTATGACTAATGGGGCTAATTTGCCACCGTTTTGTACTGCCTTTTGTACTAAGTTCATAAGCCTTACACTACATGAATTCCAATAAATCGCTATCATAACCACACGCCTGAAATAAAAGAGGCACATTGAGGGGATACACATGGGTTTGCGTGACCGTATCGTAAGAGCAATTGTTGGAACTGACATTGAAAAAGGCCCTAACCTGCCTGTTGGTGCAACAACAATTGGCACACAAGAGTTAATGAACGGTTTGCAAATGCAACAGCAGTATGGAAATACTGTTGCACTTCCACGCGCACCATTTAGCGCAACTGTTCCCTTTGGCCCAGGCATGCCAATTCTGCCTGGCGCAATTAACCCTGTTGATCCGATTACAGGCCGCCCTGAGCCACGCCGTTATGAATATCAGGTTGCTCAGAACATTAACATTACGGAAACAAAACTTGTTCCGTTTAATACTTTGCGAGCAAGCGCTGATGCAATTGATATTTTGCGCCGCTGTATTGAAGTGACTAAATCAAAAATGAACGGCCTTCAGTTTGACATTGTTCTAGGTGATGACGCTTCAGAAAAAATTGCGGCTGAGTCAGGCGGCGATCATGTGCGCGCTATGGCTAAAGCCCGCGAGAAATACACAGATGAAATTAACCGCTTGCGTACATTTTGGGAAAACCCTGATCCCGCAAATGGATATACATGGCAGGACTGGATCAACATTGCAGTTGAGGACATTCTTGTAATTGACGCATGGGCTGTTTACCCACAACCAACAGTAGGTGGAGATCTATACGGTTTCCAAATTCTTGATGGCTCAACAATCAAACCACTTATTGATGACCGTGGCATGCGCCCAATGCCACCAAACGCGGCTTTTCAACAAATCCTTTATGGTTTCCCGCGCTCAGAATTTTCCGCAACAGATGAAGATCCAAAAGCAGATGGTGAATTTACATCTGATCAATTGGCTTACATGGTGCGCAATCGCCGTTCTATTTCTGTTTATGGATTTAGTCCAGTAGAACGCGCCCTTTCATTAGCAGACATTTACCTACGCCGTCAGCAATGGATACGCGCTGAATACACAGATGGCGTAATGCCTGAACTAATGTTCACAACTGATGAAGATTGGGGAACTAACCCTGATCTCTTGCTTGCTTATGAGCGTATTCTTAATGATGATCTTGCTGGACAAACACAACAGCGCAAGCGCGCCCGTTTATTACCAAAGGGTTTAACACCAATTGTTAATGAAGGCTATGGCGAAAAGTTTAAAGATACCCTTGATGATTATTTAGTTACTTCAATTTGTGGTCACTTTGGTGTTCAACCATCTGAAATTGGTTTTTCTCCAAAGGGCGGTTTAGGTGGCGCTGGTTATTCAGAAGGTCAAGCAGAAAATGCAGAAGCGTTAGGCATTGGCCCACTGGCTAACTGGATCTCAAAGCAACTTACAAATCTTTCTTACACATACTTAGGTATGCCGCGTGAACTTGAATTCAAACTAATGACTTCAACGCGTTTAGACAATGAAGAAAACGCCCGCAAGAATGAAATTGAAGTGCGCTCAGGTGGCAAGTCAATCAATGAACGCCGTTCTGAAATGGGTTTACCTTTACTTGATACACCACAAGCAGACATGCCAATGATGGTTACAGGTTCAAGCGTTTTGTTATTTTCACCTGATGGCATTATTGATGCGGTTGCTTCAGCAAATGCTTCAGCGCTTAGCGGCCCTGATGCAACACCAATTGATCCAACAACTCCTAATCCGTTGGAAGAAAAACCTGAAGAAATAGCCGTTACAGATACTTCAGAAGAAGAAGCCACAGAAGTAAAAGCATTTATGAAGTGGGCGGCTAAAGGAAAGCGCGCAAGATTATTTGAGTTTAAATCGCTTGATCCAATTGTAGGAGATGCTCTTAACCGTTGTGCTTTTGATGGCGATTTAGAAACCGCTAGGGCGCTGGCTAAGGCTTATCTAACATGATCAAGGGCGCTCTTGAGGCAGACGGGCGCTTAGCGGCAAAGAACGCAGTCAAGATTAGAGCAGCGTTGTACCAGGTAACTGACTTTAAAAGAGTTTTTAATAAGTACCAGGAAACTCAACCGCAACCTACTGACAATCCTGCACAAGACCGCACACGCGCTCGCTCATGGCTCATACTTAACATTTATCTAAATGATGAACCGTTGCGTCAAGCCGTTACACGCGCATGGGCAGAGGCTTACCTTTTAGGGCAAGCCGCCGCTGGTGAGTGGATACGCAAAACCCGTGAAGCAAACAAGGCTGATGATATTGAGATCAATTGGGATAACTGGAAGCCTGGAGATAAAGCCACTGCTCTTTTACTTAACCCGCCTAAAGGCTTTCTTGATTATTTAACAAGCGTAAACGCAGATAGTTATTTTAAAAAGTTTAATAAAGAAACTGTAATAAATTTAGGCACTGCTCTTTCTGACTCAATCGCCGCTGGCCTAGATGCTGAAAGCGCCGCTGTAATGATTGGGCGGCATGTGGCAAGTCCTAGCCGCGCCCTAACAATTGCAATCACTGAGCAGAACCGCGCTATGTCATTTGGATCTATTCAGAATTACAAAGAGGCTGGCCTACAAAAAATGGAATGGGCGGTATCTGATCCATGTGATGTATGCGCTAAAAATGATGGTCAAGTAATTGTTATTGGTCAAACCTTTGCGTCAGGTGATGCTCAACCCCCTGCTCACCCACATTGCCGTTGTGTGTTGCTACCTGTAATTCCTGGATATGAAGAAACACCTGATATGCCAGGCGTAACTATTGTTGAACCACCTGCGCCCGCACCTGCTTTCTTAACCCCTAAAGAAGAAATTGCCCAAATTGTTACAGCATTACAAGAAGGTGGCTCGCGCAATGAAGCCTTAGATGCGTATTTGGCATTAGATGAACGCAAATTTAAACCTGGTGAATGGCAAATTTTGCCGCGTGATGTTGTTAAAGAAGCCGCTATTGCCAACCTTATGCGCGCTTATGTAACCCCTATGTCTAGGGGAACAATTGAAAAAGCATTTTACGCTTCTAACACTATCAAAAAGGTAGATCGTGATTTTCTTGAAAAAGCAATTATTTACAAAAACGGCCCAATTGAAGTTCAATTTTCTAGTACAGGTTTAACTTTGACTGAAGCAGAACGCAAAATGGTTGTTGATAAAGTTGCGCAATTACAAATTACAAATCCCAAAACACGGGCCATTGTACATATTGCTAAAAATGACGCTACTAAATATGGTTGGGCTTACGGCGGTAAGTCAGATTTATGGGTTACACCTAAAACTTTAAAAACTGAAAGAGATCTTAGTACCTATAAGATGCCTGTAAACCCCGCTATTACACAATTTGAATACACGCTGGCACATGAATGGGGTCATCTTATTGATGACATTACAGACAGTATTCAATCTCCTAAACACAAAAATGCAATTGCTAGGCTTAAAGCAGAATACCCTGATGCGTTCAAGAGTAAATACTCAGGTGAAAACACTAAAGAATTTTTTGCTGAAATGTTTACTGAGTATTACAACACAGGCGGGCAAACAAGTAATTTATTGGCTCAGGCTATGGCTAGAGAATTTGGCTGGAAAGTTCCTGAAGTGATTGGGCCTAAAATTGGTTATGTAGCGGCTAAGTACAAGGCTGATGTTTATTTGGCAGACATTGAAGCGGCAGAACAAAAGTTACAAGGATTTATTCCAACAGTCAAAAGGGCTGATGGAACGGTTGTACCTGATTGGAAATTTGCCAGCGGCGGAAGTGCGCCTGAAAATATCCAATTAAGAAATTTAATGAAAGAACAAGGTTTTTTAGGCAAGCCACGCATTGTTGATCCTGTTGAATTTAAAAAAATGGTTGATCAAGGGGCTACGCCTATTTACAGAGGCTTAGGCGCTGAAACACAAGAAAATGTAAATGAATATGTTGCGCGATTACTTACGGGTGATGAACCTTATATTGGGCGCGGTTTCTTTGGTGATGGTACTTATTTTGCTTCAGACCGCGGAATTGCTGAAAGATTTGCGGCTCAAGATGTTACGGGAGAAATCAATTTCAAATTTGGTGAAGTTCTTGAAGGCGTATTAGACCCACAAGCCAAAGTAATTGATATTGAAGATTTATGGAAATTGCGTAATCAATATGTAGAAAGCATGCCTTACCACGGTTCATTGGCTCAAGCCTATGAAGATGATATTGGACTTTTTGCTACTACCCAGGGTTATGACGCAATCATCAATAAAAATCCCATGATCGGATACACCCCCGAAGGTCAAAGGCGTTACGCCCCTGGCGCGTATTACACAATTTTAAACCGCACCGCTTTAATTATGAAAGGTACACCATGAAAAAAGAAACAGCCGTACTGGATCGTAAATTGGCTTATTTACAAGGGGCGTTAAATTATGAGAACAAACAAGTGCTTTTTGAGGCGGTGAATGGTGTTGAGTCCATAGATGAATTACCTGAGCCATACCGCAAATGGATCAATGATTTAGATGCAATTCCAACAAGCAAATTGTCTTACGGGGCAAAACAAGAAAGAAAGGCAAAGGTGTAACTAATGAAAGATGAAAGTTGTACTCCCCCTAGATATGATGACTGGTCACAGGTTGCAATCCTTGAAGTAGTGTTGAGTGCTGAAGAAGGCATACCTGGCGCTAAAGCAGAATTACAGCGTAGAGAAAAGGAAGTTGATACAGTTAGCGATAAGGCATTACCCGTAGAAACAGAGGATTAGCATGGCTACTTTAACAACCACTTCATACTTCAGTATTGAGAAGGCTGACCGTAACGCTGACGGAACAATGACCGTTTACGGTAAGGCAACAGATGACTCAATTGACATTGATCAACAGATTTGTGATGGTGATTGGTTAAAGCGCGCTATGCCAGCCTGGTTTAAATCAGGTGGAAACATTAGAGAACAACACAGCAACATTGCCGCGGGCGTAGCAAAAGAGTATGAGGCTAAGGCTGATGGTCATTACATTGGTGTTCTAGTTGTAGATCCCGTAAGCGTCAAGAAAGTTGATGCTGGCGTACTCAAAGGTTTTTCTGTTGGTATCAAAAACCCACGGGTTGTGCGCGACAGCAAAGCGGTCAATGGTCGCATTGTAGATGGTCAGATTGTAGAAGTTTCTCTAGTGGACAGACCCGCCAACCCTAACTGCCAACTTGTTTTGGCTAAGTCAGTTGATGGCGAAAAAGACTTAGTTCAAGTTGAAGAATTACATGAAAAAGAAGTATCAGAAAATGATAATCCAATACAATCTGACAATAACTCTGAGAAAGAAAGTGATGCAATGGACACATCAACAGTTTCAGTTCCTAAGTCTATTGTAGGCGATCTTGTTAAATTTGATAAGGCTCAGTTTGAAGCGGCGCGTGAAGCGTTGGCTAACCTTATTTCAATTGAAGCGCAAGAAATGAAGGAAGGTCACAATGAACTTTCTTCTCTTGCACACCTACTAGAAGCAGTTGCTCACCTTCACGCATGGTATGAAGGCGAAGAAGCAGAGGGAGAAGTAATGGAAGAAACAGAAATTGAGTTGGCGGCTGACGCAGAAAAGATGTGCGATAAGTGCGACAAGTCTATGAAGGAATGTATGTGTGAAAAATCTGCCGCGGCAGAAGATATGACACCGACAGCGGAAACAGGTGCAAACCTAGATACGGCAACAATTGTATCTCCTGCTGAAACACCTAAGTCAGCAGAAGTAAGCGGCCTAGAAGTAGCAGACATTGACGCTGATGAAGCACCTGCCGCTGAAGAAGCACCCGCTGATGAAGAAGAAAAAGAAGTTTCTACTGATGAAAATTCAGCAGATAAGTTAGAAGCCATAGTAGAAGAAGTGGTAGAAAAAGCAACAAAGGCTCTCAAATCAGAGATTGCCAACCTTGTATCCGCAAAAGAGGCGGCTGAGGTTAGAGCAATGAGTTTGGAAACTGAGTTGGCAACCGCAAAATCTTTGGCTCTAGGTGGTGGCCCAAAGCGAACAGTAAGCCCAATTGATGTGAAAGCAACAAATGACTTACTAACTAAGGCCGCTGTTTACAAAGAAAAAGCAAAAGCAACAAATGATCCAACACTTGCTAAGGGATACAAACAACTTGCACAAGAATTTATTGACAAGTATGAAGAAACACTTAACAAGTAACTAACCAAACTCAACTAATCTCTGAAAGGAAATACAAATGGCGCTAAACGCCCCAAAAGTTGCTGATTTATTCAGTGACGCGACTCCTAGAGAAGCCGCAGAACGCTTTGAGGAATACTCAAGCGAACTCAGCAAGAGCCTATCTAACGCTTCTCATGTTCCAGGACAAGCACCAACAGCAGATCCAATTGCAACACTAGAAGCATTGGTTGCAAACAAGTCACTTACAGGTGACGCGGCGGCAGGACTTAACACTGCTCTTGCGGCACAACGCATGGCTATGCAGGACATTGGTAAAGAGATCACTCTTACTTCTCCATTGTCATCTTCATTCGCCGCGTTTGACCTTGAAGCACCTTCTAAGTTGCTTACACCACGCCCAACACCACTCCGTAACCGTATCCCACGCAAAAAAGGCGTTGGTACTTCACACCGCGTAAAGCGCGTTCTAGGTTACACAGGTACAGGTACAGGTGGACAAGGACAGATCTGGCCTGGTATCTCAGAAAGCACACAGAATAACTTTGCAGGTGGCGGCTCTACTCCACTTGAGTTAATCCGTGGCCCACAGATTTCATACACAGCAGATGACTTAATTCTGCCTTACAACTCTTACTCACTATCTGATCAGGTTTCATTTGATGCAAACTTCTCAGGTATGGGTTACCAGGATCTACGCCAACTTTCATCAACTTCAACTCTATACGCAACAATGCTTATGGAAGAACGCATGATGCTAATGGCTCGCGGAACAGCATCAGGGTACTCAGGTACTCTTGCCGCTCCAACATTCGCACTTACATCACCAGTAGCAACAGCAACACAAACTGCATTAGCCGCAACTACATATTATGTAAATGTGACTACTGATGCAGGTATTTCTGCTAACGGTTTTGGTGAGTCAATTCTAGGTACAGAAGCATCAACAGCAGTTGCATCAGGTGATGTTCTTGCTATTACTGTTTCAACACCTGTTGTTGGCGCTCTTGGCTACAACATTTATGTTGGTACAACCACAGGTGCGGCTAACCTTACATACCAGGGAACACTTAAGGGAACAGGTACATTCTTTGTACAAGGCGCTCTTGCAAGTGGCTTAACTGGTAACAATGCTCCATACTCAACAACTGGTGCGGCGGCTACACGCGCAACATCTAACACATCTGCTTACGCAACTGGTTATGACGGAATTCTTCCAACAGTTCTAGGCCCAAATACAGGTTACAACAACGCAATCAACAGCACTTTCTCAACTGCTAATCCAGGTGTGGAATTCCAAACTGTTTTTGCTAACTTGTACCAGAATGTAAAGGCTGATCCAGACATTGTTCTAATGAATGGTAATGACCGTAAGCAACTATCTGACGCAATCAAGAATGGTTCAACTGCTAACTATCGCCTAGTTATTAACAACCCAGGCGAAAGCGGCACAACATACGGTTCTATTGTTACTGGACTTCAGAATGAAGTTACAGGTAAGGCAGTAGATCTTATGGTTCACCCTTGGCTAAACTCAGGTGTTGCTCCTGTTCTTTCATGGACACTACCAATTCCTGACACACAGGTATCAGATGTTTGGGCGAACTTCCTAGTTCAGGACTACATGGGTATCCAGTGGCCTGTAACTCAGTTCACCTATGACTTCTCAACATACTTCCGTGGAACATTCTTCTGTACTGCTCCAGCATGGAACGGTGCAGTTTCAGGAATTGTTTCTGCTTAGTAATTAAATAAATAGACGGGAGGGGCGCGGCACATTTGAAAAGCCGCGCCCCTTTTTTAATTAAATAGGAGGCAAAAAATGGCAAGATGGGTAGCACCTGATAAAGGCGTAAAAGAAACTGTTGTAGGCGGGCAAAGTTATTACACAGATCGTCAAGGAATTTACACTGTTGAAAACGCGGCTCACGCTAGAGCAATGAAAGCGGAAGGTTTTTTTGAGGCGGCTTTAAATCCTTATAGCAGTAAAGACAACGAGCGCGGCTTTACTTGCGTAGAATGTGGCTTTGGTAGTTGGTTCAGAAAATGTTCGCGTTGCGGGCATGAGAACGGCACTCCTGAGCGAGATGGAGAATAACAATGGCAATTGGCATTACGCCCGACATAGGCAATGAAAGCAGTTATTTAAGTGTTGCTGAATACAAGCAAGCACCAACCGCTTTAAGCCTTAGCACACTTGTAACGGGTGGCAATCAAGCGGCGCAAGATGCTGAATTGGAAACTGTTATTTTACGCGCTTCTTCATACATGAATGAATACCTTAATCAAAATCTTGTGGCAACTGAGTACACAGAAACGCAACGCATACGCTATTCAGCATCAGGCGGTTACTATGCTTTGCACCCATACAATGCACCAATTATTTCTCTTTCAGCGTTTTACTATGGAGCAAATCCAAATCAATTAAATGAATTACAAGATTGCTCAATAGCCTGGTTTGAAGGCCAACAAATTATTATTCCTGGCAATCAAATTGGTTGGAATTACACTTCACAAGGCCCATTGCAATTTGGCGGTTCTATTGGTCAAAGCAATTGGACATTTACAAAATACACATACATTGCAGGTTATGCCAATACAATCAACACGGCTAACACAGCCGTAGGTGCAACTTCAATTGTAGTTCAAGATGCGGCGGGTATTCTGCCAGGCGAGCAATATCGCATTTTTGATGGCGCTAATACTGAGCGCGTAACAGTAAGCGATAACTACACATTTGGAAGCACTACCGTAACCTTGCAATCTCCTATGTTGTATGCGCATTTAACGGGAGCAACATTTAGCAATTTGCCTAACGCAATAAAGCAAGCCTGTATTTTAATTACAAGCGCTTTTATTAAAATGCGTGGCGATAGTTCAACAACTATGGCTTACACAACTAGCCCTTCAGGTAATGTTGCTGGTTCTGTACGCTACGGAAATGACATTGCAGTAGCCCTAGACATGGTGAACAAGTACCGTAGGGTCAGATAATGACTTCAACGCCACTTCTTACAGGCCGCGCCGCTGTACGCGATACGCTTTCACGCTTTATTTTTAACCCTCCTGTTCAAAATCTTAATCAGGTATTTACTTCATTTCCTAAAATAATTAATTATGAAGTAAATGCTCAACCTGGTCAGATGACTAGAACAGCGGCAGTTGTTTACATTGCTGATGAATATGAAACCCGTTTAGCAATTGGTGGCGCGCATAGCGGTTGGAAGCGTATTGATTACACCGTAATTGTTCAGATCTTTTGCGTTTCATTTCACCGCAATTCTGAATACGCAATGGCTGATTTTGATGCGGTTGTTGATTGCATAAAAGAGCGCTTGCGTTCTGATCATAACTTTGGAGATCCAACAGGCAATCTTGTTTGGCAAGGCGCTGAACCAGTTATACAAGCCCGTTATGGTGAACCTAGTTCAGAAAAAGATGGAGTCACAGAAATCTTTGCTGAGATACAATTTCCCGTAACACAAATGATCCAGGCATAAGGAGCATGATGAAATACAAATACAATGGAACAGATGAACGCGTGTTCCCTAGCATTGGAACAACTGTAAAACCTGGTGATGAGTTTGACGCACCTGAAGGTTTTGTTGCAGCAAATGTAACACTTGCTAGTGCAAAGCCTTCATTGACAGAACCAACAGAACCAAAAGAAAAAATAACCATGTCTGCCGCGCCAGACCATAAATTAGGAGATGAATAATGTCTGTACAGCAATCCGTTCGCTCGTACTTAGGTATTGCTAAAGAGGCAACCCGCGGTACGGCAGTAGCACCAACCGATTTCATTCCAGTAATGAAAGACGCTCTCAAGCCAGTGGACATTGTTGATCCACTTTATGACACAGGTTTGCGTGGCTCAAATGTATTGAATTACAACTACATTCCAGGCCGCACCCGTTCAACAGTAGATTTTGGTGGAGCAGTATTTGCTGACACAGTAGGTTATGGAATTGCTGGCCTTCTAGGTTCAGTAGCAACTACTGGCGCTTCAGCACCATTTACCCATGAAATTACATTGTTTAACAGTCTTGCATCAGGTGGAGATGTTCAACCAATTTCTTACACATTGACTGATTTCTATGCCGTAGATGTACGCTCATATCCTGGTTGCCAGTTCTCTGACTTCTCGCTGAAGTTTAATGCAGACGGCATGCTTGAGTATGATGCAAAAAGCACTGGTTGGTTATCTGAAACTGTTTCAGATCCAACACCTACATTTTCAACAATTCTTCCTACACCTGTGTGGCGCGGTACTGTTTCAATTGGCGGTTCTGCTGTATCAACAGCCATGACTGGCAACATTGATATGAAACGCCCTGCAACACCTATCTATGGCATTTCAAACACACAAGATCCATACCAGGTATTTTTAGGGCCATTAGAAGTAACAGGCAAAATCACATTTGTCATGGAAGATGACAGTGAATTGCTTAACTTCCTCAACAACACACAACCTGCACTTGTGTTCAATTGGGCTTACGGTTCAGGAGCAGCAGAAGTTCAGATTCAAGCAACTCTTACCAAAGGCGCTTACACCACTGGTGTTATTGAACGCGGTGAAGATTTTGTACAAGTATCTGTTGATTTCAATGCTCAATCAAATACTACTGATGATGGCGCTTCAGGCGGATTTTCCCCTATCAAATGGGTACTTAAGAACGCAAAGCCATCAGGCACATACGCATAAACTAGATCAGGGCGGCGGCGTGGTTGAGGGCGATTGCCTTCCCGCTCTCCCGCGCCGCTTGCTCTTTTTAGGTATGATTTAGGAAGGCAAACTAACAGGAGGCAACATGTCAAGAGAAGTAAAACTGCCATCAGGGGCAACAGTCACATTAAAAGATCCAGCAACTTTACGCGTTAAAGATCGCAAAAATGTTATGCGTAGCGCTGACAATGCCGTTGGTGGAGATCTTACAAAGGCACTTGCATTAGGTGATGCACTTATTGCAATGCTTGTTGAGTCATGGTCATTTGATTTGATCCCGCCATCAATTAAACTTGAGTCATTAGATGAATTAACAATGACTGATTATGACGCTTTAGTTGAGCATACAAAAGATGCTCAGAGTTATCTGTTTCCTAACCTGGCTAAAACGCCTGAAACAGAGGCAGACCCAAAAGCGCTTGGCGAGATCTTCAACGCCTAAAATGGTTACTGAAGGGCGGTGAACGCCATGAGGCGTTCACTTACCCTGATGAACAATGGTTTTACTACACAATGGCGGAACGGTTTGGTTGGACACCTGAACAGGTAGATAACCTTCCCGCAAAAACAGCAGACTGGTTAATAGCAATTGCTAGAACCGTTGATGAAGTAAAAGCAGAAATGAGGGAGTAAATGGCTGAAATTGTCATTACTAACTTAAATGAAGTGCTTGCCGCTATTGACGGATCTGCTGAGAAAATTGCACAAGGCGCGCAATTAGGAATTATGCGCGTTGGCCTTGCTGTTGAACGCCAGGCAAAATTAAATTTTCAAGGCACACGCTCTTACAAAAAACGCATAAGCAAAAATGGTAATGCTTATTTAGTTACTACACCCCCGCGACATGTTGGCGGTTCAGGGCCTAACACTGTTACTGGTAATTTGAAAAGATCTATTAAAACAACTTACCGTTCTGGTTTAGGTGTTTACACTGCTGAAGTTGGGCCAACAATGATTTATGCCCGTCAAGTAGAAAAGGGCGGTGGAAAATGGCCAGCAGGAGTAAAATACCCTTACTTAGAACCCGCGGCATTGATGTTATTGAAAAATGGCACATTGACTAGAGTTTTTACAACTGCTGTTAAAGAAAAGATGGGAAGTTAAACATGGCTGATTTAATTCCCCCAATGCTTATTAAATTACAAGCAGATGTTAGTGAACTAAAAACAGGTTTGGCTCAAGCGCAAAATGCGCTCAAGGGTGTAGATGACTCTGTAAAAACTGCATCAAGCGGCATGGATAGTTTTGTAACAAAAATTAAACAAGTTGGCGCATCAATAGGTATTGCTTTTGCTGGAACTCAAATTTTGCAATTTGGCAAAGATGTTATGGCTCAAGCAATGGAAGCGGAAGCGCAACAACAGCGTTTGGCTCAATTGATGAAAGTTGCAACTGGCGCAACTGATGAACAAATAGCCTCCCTCAATGCTCAGGCTGACGCATTAGAAAAACTTGGCGTTGTAACAGGCGGCAACATTACGCAAACGCAATCACAGTTGGCAACATTTAATTTACAGACCGATACCATTAAAAGATTGACACCTGCAATTTTAGATTATGTCACTGCTGAAAAAGGCGCTAACGCAAGTGCAGATGAATTTAAACAGATGACTAACGGTTTGGCGCAAGCGCTTAACGGTAACTTTGGATCTCTTACAAGAGTAGGTTTTGTGCTTGATGAACACACAAAGAAACTTATTTCTGAAGGAACAGAAGCGGAAAGATCCGCGGCAATTGTAGATGTTTTAAATTCAACATACAAAGGTTTCAATGAAGAATTAAGAAACACGCCTGAAGGGCAAATGCAAGCGTTAAGAAATGATTTTAATAAATTAAAAGAAGATTTAGGCAAACAACTTTTGCCCGCGTTTAGAGCCGTTATGGGTTTTCTAACTGGAACTGTTATTCCTGGTTTGCGTTCATTAGGCAAATTTATTAAAGATAACCAAACGGTAATTATGGCATTAACTGGCGCGGTTGTTGCTGGCGTTGCGGCATGGAAATCTTATTTAGCAATTCAAAAATTAGTTGCCGTAGCAAGCACTGTTCTCAAAGTTGCGCAAGTTCTTGTTACTGGCGCTCAATTGGCTTCTATTGCTTCTACAAATGCGCTTGCCGCGTCTATGCTTAGACTTAATGCCGCAATGAGAGCCAATCCTATTGGTTTAATTGTTACCGCTATTGCGTTAGTTGCGGCAGGGTTTGTGATTGCATACAAAAAAAGCGAAACTTTTAGAAATGTTGTTGCTACGGTTGCTAAAGGCATTTTAACTTTTGTGGCTCTTATGATCCGCGCATGGGGCGAATACATTACTACTTTAATGAAAGTGGTAACAGGGCCTATGAGATTATTCTTAGGCGTTATGTCAAAAATTCCAGGATTAGGTGGAGCGGCTAAGGCTGGTTTAAAATTAATTAATGGTGCAATTGAAGGTGTTGGCGATACCGCAACTAAAGTTGCAGATAAAGTTGAAGGACTTAAAGCAAAAGTAGATAGTTTTACAGCCGCGGCTAACAAAACTAAAGTTAAAGAAACAACAGGCGGCGGCGGCGGTGGTGGTGGCGGCGGTGGTGGCGGTGGTGACACGGTAGATGAAAAAGCAAGAAAAGCCGCTGAAAAGGCTAAGAAAGCATTAGAAAAATACAAAAAAGAAGTAGTGGACATTTATGCTGACATAAATGAGGCCATTGCTGATGCGCAAGAAAAAGCAGATGAAGAATTAATTCAGCGTAATGAACGCATGCTTGAAGCGCAAACAGATTATGAAGAAAGAGTTGCTGAACTGCAAAAGAATTTTGCAGAAGCCAATTTAGAAGCATTAAAAGATTACAATGACGCTGTTGTCGAATTGCAATACAGATACAATGACACAAAAGAAAAAGCAGATAAGCGTTACAAAGATAGTACAACTGAAGCACAAAAGCGCTACGGTGAACGCGTCATAGAAATTGAAAAAGATTATTCTGAAAAAAAGATTGATCTTGTTAAGAAAAATCAAGAAACTATTCAGAAAGCAACTAAAGCGTACAATGAAAAAGTTGCGGATCTACAAGAAAAATATGATGAAATAACTGCAAATGCTAAGAAAAACGCGGCTGAGAAAAAAGTAAATATTGAAAAAGATTACGGCAAAAAAATTGCTGATCTTACTAAAAACCTTGAAAACAAACTTTTAGATTTGCGTGAAAACGCTGCTAAAAAATCTGCTGATTTAACTAAGTCTGCTGCTGATAAACAATTAAACATTGTTCAACAGTCAATGGATCGCTTGCGTAATGCTTTCGCTTCTAAAACAGGATTTGATTTAGGTGAAGCCCTAAGCGGTGGTAGCCCTGAACAAGCGTTGGCAAAATTAAAATCCGCTTTAGAACAAGCCAAAAAGTTACAGGCTAACGCCGCGGCTCTTGCGGGCATGGGTTACAGTCAAGTTTTCATAGAAGAAATTGTCAAGCAAGGCCCTGAAGCGGGAAACAAAATTGCTGAAGCATTAAAAAATGCTTCTCCTGAAGCAACTTCAGAATTGCAATCTTTGTACGGGCAAGTCCAGAATGTTTCTGCTCGCGGTTTAGATGCTCTTGCAGCCACTATGAATCAAGGTGGCAAGTTAGCAACAGAAGAATTAACCAATGCTTACAATGCTGTTTCAACAGATCTAACCGCCGCGTTAAGTCAAGTTCAACAAACATTAAATGAAAATTTGGTTGAAGCAAACGCTTCTTATTTAGATGCTATGGCTCAAGCCAAAACTGATCGTGATGAAAAATTAGCAGAAGCAGAAAGCACATTGCTAGAAGCATTAGCCTCTGCTAAAAAAGATCTTGATAACGGCGTTGCTGATGCTCTTAAAACACTTAATGAAGCAATAATTGAAGCAAATAAAGATTTGGCTGAAGGCTTAGCAGAAGCAGAAAAAAATTATTTAGAAAATTTGGCTAAGGCTAAAAAAGATCTTGATGACGCAATAGCAGATGCTGAAAAAACACTTGCAGACACTATGGCTGAAGCGCAAAAAGATCTTGATAAAGGTATGGCTGATGCGGCTAAATCGCTCAAAGAAGCCCGTGAAAAGGCTCAAAAAGATCTTGCTGAAGGTTTAGCAGACGCGGCTAAAACTTTGCAAGACGCTTTATTAGAGGCTCAAAAAGATTATGAAAAAGCAATTGATAAAATTAACAAATCAACTTCTGATAAATTGGCTGACCTTAAACAAAAGTTGGCTGAAGTTGCGGCTGAAATGGCTAAGTTGGGTACAGCGGCGGGATCAAAAGCGGCGGTTGCGGCTATTACAAACGCCCCTGGTTATGTTCCTATTATTCCTCAAGGCGCACCTGGCGGCGGCATTGTTGGTTTGGGTGACAAATTAACTGGCAACACAACCGTAATTACTCAAACATTTAACAACGCAACTGTTGATCCTGGTCAAGTTGCAACCGCTACTGTAAACGCCGTTAAATATGGTGAAGCCGTAACAATTACTAATTCAGGAACACGCATGATTGATAGAATGACTGACTAATGACTACTCTAACGCAAGTATATTCTTTTGCTTTTAACAATCAAGTATTTGGCGGCGCTGGCTCTCCCTATCAAATTTTAAGCGTTGATGGCCTTGAGTCATTGCCTGGTATTCGCAATCAAGATGATAACCGTGGTTACCATGATGGCATGTTTTCAGGCCGTGACTTTTTGGCTGGCAGAACAATTTCAATTATTTTTAACACATTTGCTTTGGGTGCTAATTCAGCCCAACAAAATTACAACATTATGCAAAGCACATTGTTGCCGCAAACATCAGGCACAACACCGCTTTATTTTAAATTTCCTAACAGCCCTACATCTGAACAATTTGTAAACGCCCGTGTGCGCGCTTTGCGTACAACCGTAGATCCAAATTACACATACGGTTACATTACATCTCAAGTTGAATTTTTTTGCCCTGATCCTAATTACTATGATAACAATTTACAAACTTCTGTTATGTCTATAACAGCCGCGTTGGGTCGCACATACAATAAAACATTTAATTACACATACGGCGGCGGTTCTTCAACAATTACTACAACCATTTCAAACATTGGTTGGGGTACTGCTTATCCAACAATTACAATTACAGGCCCAATTACAAACCCTATTGTTGGTGATTTAACAAGTGGAAACACGCTTAATTTTACTGGCAGTTATACTGCTTTGGACACTTTACAAATTGATTTGTACAATCAATTGATTACATTAAATGGTTCTCCCGCCCGCAATCTTCTGATTTCAGGCACATGGTTTGATGCACCACCAGGCAATTCTTTGTACTTCTTTACTGGCACTGGCACACTAGCGGGAACAACACAGGCTACCGTTTCTTGGTATTCTGCATACATTTAGGAGAATAAATGACACTACAAACACCGCCATCATGGTTACAAGCAGGTTCTTACCCTGCCCAATATGACCGCCTAACAGCGCAAGCCATTTGGGGTACTACGGGCATTATTGGTAGCACTTCATTAGCCGTTAGCGCCAACTCTCCTGCTGGTATGTCAGTACGCGTTGCTTCAGGTTGGGCCGCGATTATTGGCACAACTACAACAAACATGGGCGTTTACACAATTTTTAATGATGCGCTAGATACGCTGACAATTACAACAGCAGATCCTACAAATCCACGCATTGATCTTGTATGCGCAACCGTAAGAGATGCTTACTATTCAGGCGCAAATAATGATGTTATTTTTCAAGTAGTTGCTGGAACACCTAGCGGTTCTCCTGTTGCTCCCGCCCTTCCTGCTAACTCAATTTCACTTGCTACCGTGGCGGTAGGTGCGGCAGTAACTCAAATTAATAGCGGCAACATTACTGACACACGCGTGGCGGTAACAACAAATTTTGCTACTGGTGACATTACAGAGATTACCGCTGGAACTGGTATTACTGTTACATCAGGAACAGGCCCAATTCCAACAGTCGCTATTAACACTTCTGTTACTGCTGACTTAACTACTGCTCAAACTCTGACAAACAAAACACTTACAACACCAGTTATTACACAGGGAACAGCAACCCCTACATTTACCACTAATGCTTACACATTGGTTGCTGGTGATGCGGGTAAATTGCTTCTTGCTTCTAACAGTACAACTGCTGGAACTGTTTTTATTCCAACAGATGCAACTACAAACTTTGCATTAGGCACACAAATTTCTATTCTTCAGACAGGTAGCGGAAAGATTACATTGACCGCAACAACACCTGGAACAACTACTATTTATTCAACAGGTGCAACAAGCACTTCACCTGCTTGCCGTGTGCAGTTCAGCGCTTTAACTGCAACTAAAGTTTCAGCAAATACCTGGTACATAGTGGGTGACATTTCCTAATGCAAACTTTTTTTGGAGTAGTTGCTTCTTCCAAAAAAGGCGCGCCTGATGCTCCTACTATTGGAACAGTTACAGTTACAAATGCTACAACTGTTTCAATTCCATTTACTGCTGGTTATAGCGGTACGCCAATTCTTTCTTATGTGGCTCTTTCGTCACCATCAATTAGTTTAAGTGTTTCTGGAACTACATCACCATTAACCGTTACAGGCGCTTTTGCTTCTAATACTGCATACACTTTTCAAATTGCAGCAGTCAATGCGGCTGGAACTGGCGCTTATTCATCTGCTTCTAATTCTGTAACTCCTAAACCAGTAACACCAAATCTTCAATATCTAGTTGTAGCAGGTGGTGGTGGTGGTGCGGCGGGCGGTGGCGGCGGTGGTGGTTATAGAACCGCTTCTGGTTATGCTGTAAGTAGCGGATCAACATATTCAGTTACCGTAGGCGCTGGCGGCGCTGGCGTTACTATTGGTAATTCTTCCGCTTTTGACACCATTTCATCTACTGGCGGCGGCGCTGGCGGTAATGCTTCCGTTGGTGGCAACGGCGGCTCAGGCGGCGGCGGCGATTATGGCAGGGCTGGTGGAACTGGTTCACAAGGTAACAATGGTGGCGCTGGAACACCTACAAGTGGATATTTTGGCGGCGGCGGTGGTGGTGGTGCTGGCGCGATTGGTCAAACACCTATCAATGATTTAGGCGGCAACGGCGGTAATGGTTTAACTGCTTTCAATGGCGGCACTTACGCTGGTGGCGGTGGTGGTGCGGCTTCAAATGCTATTTCTTCTATTGGCGGTGACGGCGGCTCAGGCGGCGGCGGCAACGGTAGCGGTAGCAATCACGCTAAAAGTAATGGCGTTGGTGGAACTGGCGGCGGCGCTGGTGGCGGATTTTATCCTGATGGTCAGCCAATGTTGGGCGGTTCAGGTATTGTTGTTGTGCGCTGGGCTAATAGTTACGCTCAAGCAACATCTCAAAGCGGCGCTTCATACGCAAACACAGGCGGTTACCATCAATACACATGGACTGGAAGCGGGAGCATTACAATCTAATGACAAACTTTGCAGCGTGGGTTGAATTTGAGTGACTACAAATTACCGTTATCTTTTTGTTGATCTTTTAAGCAACTCAATTATTGGTGAACTACCTTTAACTGGCGTTGGTTTTACTCAACAATTAAATCAGCCTGGAACTTTTCAAGGTCATTTGTTGTTATCAGGAATCAACGCCGATAAATTTAATGTTGATCCTTCTACTATCCCTGCACATTGCGGCCTTTATGTAGATAGAAATGGCATTTTAGTATGGGGTGGAGTCATTTGGGGGCGTTCATATAACAGCACTTCACAGATTTTAACTTTTAGCGCGCAAGAATGGATTTCATATTTCGATCATAGACGCATAACGCAAGATGTTGATTTTGTAAATATAGATCAATTGGTAATTGCTAAAACACTTATTGAAGATGCACAAGCAGCGCCCTACGGCAACATAAATGTAGGCTACAACTCAGAAGGTGAAACAACTTCAGGAGTATTGGTTAGCCGTACTTATTACAACTATGAATTTAAAAATGTATTTCAAGCCATTCAAGATTTAAGCCGACAAGGTGACGGGTTTGATTTTCACATAGATGTTGCTTATGACGGAATAACAGGTTTGCCCGCTAAATACTTTAATACTTATTACCCGCGTAGTGGTTTAATTTATTCTTTTGGTAATCCAAATGTTCCTGTATTTACTTTTCCTGCTGGAAACATGGTTGAATATGAATACCCTGAAGATGGTTCAGTTGTAGCAAACACTGTTTACGCTTTAGGTGCAGGTTCTAATGAAGGTAAGCAAATTGCAACAGGGCAAGATGCAACAAAACTTGCTGAAGGTTGGGTGTTGTTAGAAACAACCGCTAACTATTCAGATGTTACAGATCAAACAATGCTTCAAGAAGTAGCAAATGCTCAAGCGCTTGCCACTTCTTACCCGCCAGTTGTTCTTAAAGTTGTAGTTCCTGCTTATGTAGATCCTGTTTTTGGTACTTATGAAGTGGGAGATGATGCCCGCATAATTATTACAGATAGCCGTTTTCCAAATACACTTGATGAAATTTATCGCATTGTTGGGCTTACAGTTCAACCTGGTGAGAGCGGCCCTGAACGCGTAACCTTATCTTTGTCACAGGGAGCGGGTGAAGCGTAATGGCATACATAAATCAACCATTAAATTTGCAAAGAATGTTTGCAGACATTAACAGCCGTATAAATAAATTAGAAACTGCCACCCGTTTTACTTTTCCTAATGTAACCGCTGATCCAACTTATCCGCGCATAGGTGATGCGTGGTTAAACATTACAACTAATCAAGCAAAGATAGTTGATAACGCTGGAACTGTTCGCGTCATTACCTGGACATAACGGTTATACTTTTTCCCTATGAACGCATTAGATTGGGCGGCTTTAGCCGTCAGTGTCACCACTATTTTAGGTGGATTTACAGCCGCGGTTAGATGGCTTGTTAAGCATTATCTTGCTGAATTAAAACCTAACGGTGGCAGTTCATTAAGAGATGAACAAAACAGACAGGGTGACACAATCAAGCGTTTGGAGAGCCGCATTGATGAAATTTACAGCCTTCTTATTGATCGCGCTTAGCCTTACTGGTTGCGGGTATCAAGGTTACACGCGTTACCCTTGCCAGGAATTTGTTAATTGGGAAAAAGCGGAATGTAATCCGCCGCAATGTGAAGCGGTTGGACAATGTACAAAGGATTTACTACCTAATGTGGAAACCCAAAATGTCTAGGCGCAAATATACGCCTGAAGAATTACATGCGCGGTTGATTGTTAGCATAGGAATTTTGCTTGCTTTAGTTTTTGCTGGTTCAGTTTTTGCCATGCTGTACGCGTTGGTGTTTGTTACTCAGCCAATGGCGCAAGCGCCAAATGATGCGGCATTTATTGATCTTGTTTCTACTCTTTGCGTATTTCTTACAGGTACGCTTTCAGGCATTTTGTCTGCAAATGGACTAAAATCTAAACCAAAACCACAGGAGGGAAAAGAAGATGGATACAAAGAAACTAATTGAATTGTGCAAGGCTTCAGTAGATTACACAGAAGGCACAAACAATGACACTACTTTTGGCAAATGGTTTGGCCTTAACAATCAACCCTGGTGCGCTATGTCAGCATCAAAAATGTACTTTGATGCGGGCGCAATTAAAGCCGTAGCCAACACAAAGAAAGGCTTTGCTTCTTGTGATGCCTGGTTAAAGTACCTAACAAAGAACAATCAACTTGTGCCTATTGGACAGGCTCAAGAAGGAGATCTTGTATTTTTCCAGTTTGATGAAGATGCTCAGCCTGATCATGTTGGCATTGTTAAAAAACACAACACGGCACTTAAAGTGCTGTATGTTTATGAAGGAAATACATCTTCAGGTAAGGCTGGAAGCCAGTCAAACGGTGATGGTTTTTACCTAAAGAAGCGTGACTATAAAACAATCATGGCGGTAGCCCGCCCAAAGGGGTAACAATGAATAAAAAACAATCAGACATGTTAAAATCCGCTTTACGCCATTTTGCTATCACCACGGCTGGCATTTATGTTGCTGGTGTGCATGATTGGAAAGCCGCAATCATTGGTGCGGTAGCCGCTATTGCTGGCCCTGCTATCCGTGGCATAGATAAGGCTGATCCCGCGTTTGGCCTTATCGCTGATGCGGTAACAATTGAGATTGATAAATTAGCCAAAGCAAACAAAAAGAAAACAAAATAAAAGATTGCCCCGCTACGGCGGGGCTTTCTTCTTTGGGGTACGCTTTGACCAGGAGGCTTAACATGGCATTAGATGATACTTTTAAAGACATAATTAGCAAAAGAGAGTCACGCCGTTATTCAGCGGGTTGTGCTTATCGCGCATTGTATGACTCACTAGATGAAGATGATCAAAAAGCGCTAGATAACGCATGGGCAAAACATTATCCAGTCAATTTAATTGTTCAGGCTTTGCGGGCAAATGGACTTAAAGCAAGTTCCGACACAATTAGATTGCATCAAAATGGTACTTGTAGATGTCCAAAAGAGTAAAAGAAGTTCTTGATGACCGCCAAAATGAGTACGGAAGCGCTCGCAATAATTTTACAGCAATAGGCCGCATGTGGGGTGCGCTTTTAGCCATTGAAGATATTGAACCTGAAATAGTGGCTCTAATGTTTGATGCCGCTAAATCGGTACGCATTGTGGCTAACCCCCAACATGAGGACTCATGGATAGATAAAGAAGGCTACATACACCACGGCAAACAGATTGTGTTTACTAATGAGCCTTAAAAAAACTTTTGAAGAAATGCCTGAAGGCGTTGAGTCATCAGATGTAAAAGAATTACGCCAGGCAATGTTGCGTTTACAAAAACAATTAAAACAATCAAAAGAACGCAATGAAGATTTAGTGTTTGCTACACGGCAAGCGGCTTATGATGCCATGCTCACATTTGGCAAAGTTGATCCAGTGCCAACAGTTAATATTGATAAGCGTAAAGCAAAAGGTGAAGTGGCTTTATGGCACATGACCGACTGGCAAGGCGCTAAGAAAACAGCCAGTTACAATTCTGAAGTAATGCGCAAGCGCGTTTTAGAATTTGCGGAGAAAGCAGTACGCATTACAGACATTCAACGCGCTGATCACCCTGTAAAAGAAGTTGTTATTGCTTTTGGTGGTGACATGGTTGAAGGTTTGTTTAATTTTCCGTCACAAGCCTTTGAAATTGACAGCACATTATTTGAGCAATATGTAAATGTAAGCCGCTTGTGTGTTGATGTAGTCAGATTTGCATTAGCCAATTATGAAAAAGTTACGGTAGTACCTGAATGGGGAAACCACGGGCGTATTGGATCTAAGCGCGACAATGTTCCGCGTTCAGATAACTTTGACCGTATGTGTTATGAACTTGCCCACCAACTTCTTAGCGGAGAAAAGCGGTTGGTGTGGCAAGACTGCCCTGAAGATATTCAGCGCATTGAAATTGGCGCTTACAGAGCGCTATTAATTCATGGAGATGAAGTGGGCCGTAATGGTTTTGCTTCTCCTGGCGCAATTGTTCAACACGCTAACCGCTGGCGTTCAGGTTCTTACCCGTGGGAATTCCGTGATGTTTACATTGGGCATTACCACACGCATGCTGAATGGGCTATGGCTAACGGTTTGGGATCTGTTTATCAAACTGGTTCTACTGAGTCAGATAATCGTTACGCGGGTGTCATGTTGGCGGCAAGTGCTACACCGTCACAGCGTTTGCATTTTATTGACCCTGTTAAGGGGCGCGTAACAGCCGCTTACAAAGTTTGGTTAGATTAAACAGGACTATCTAAAACAGCATCAACAGCGTCATCAATGTTGCGCGCTGCATGTTCAGATGCACAATTTCCGCAATCCTTACACATTAATCATCATCATCATTATCTGAATACTCAGAAGTTATTAACCGCATGTCAGAAACATCAATGCCATTTTCTGTTGCTTTGTTCATGGCTTCATTAAAAGTAAAAAGGCAACGGCCTGTTAAGTCGCTAACCATGTCAGGGTACTGGGCTTCTGTACCCAACTCAACAACCAGCCCGCCCAACCGTATTGAAACTTGTGAATAAGCCATGTTTCCTCCTGGCCTCTTATTATGCCACGCCACGCCGATAAATTACGGGGTGCTTGTATTTGTCAGCCTCATAGTGTTCAATCCTCCTTACACGGGCTAGTTAGCCCCAAACAGGAAGGCAAGGCAATGGCTACAAAGTTGATAGACGCAGAAACAGGGCTAGAAATTACAGGCCAAATCAAGATGATTTTTGTCTGTGACATGTGCGGCAATACAGCCGATTTTTACCACGGCATGACTACCTACGCAAAAACCGTTGGCACAACAATTACAAGAGAAAGTTATTGTTCTGAAATTTGTGCAAGAAAGGCGGTTGCATAAATGTCATGCACATTATGCGATAACAAAAGTTATCTAGGAATCACATTATTAAACAGCAAGTTTGTTTGTTTTAGTTGCATACTTGAAATTAAAAAGTTTAAGCAACATGCGCCTAATCCGTATCAATCAGTTGATAACGCATTAGATTATTTTCCAATGATAGGAGCAAAATAAATGGCTAATTACAAAGGCCCATTAGATTACATTGATGTTGCAACACGCATTGTTGAATTCCGTGAAAAGTATCCAACAGGTTCATTGCAACCCTGGAAAGATCCGTATGTACTCGAAGTAAGAATTACAGAAACATCATTCAAGTCATTTATGGTTTACAGCGCCGCGGCATACCGTTCACCTGATGATCAGTTGCCTGGCGTGGGTTATGCCTATGAACCAATTCCAGGGCCAACCAATTTTACTCGTGACTCTGAATTGCAAAATGCAGAAACAGCGGCATGGGGTAGAGCAATGGTTGCCGCTCTTGCGGTTGATACCAAAAAAGGTATTGCATCATCTGAAGAAGTTCGCAACCGTCAAACAAAAACGGTTGATGCGCCACAAGCCAAAGCACCAGCCGCAAAGCGTGAATACACAGAAGAAGAAAAAGCAAGCGCGTTTGCAGTTTTTAGTTTGGTAGAAACACATTCTGATGTTGAAGAATTAAAAGCCGCATGGCAATTAAATTTGGATCTTCTTGATGTTGTGGTTGAAGGCGCTACTTTGCGTGATCACATTTTGGCTCGCAAGGAAGCCCTTAATGGATAACAAAGTAATCATTGCTCACAACGCGCAACGCACATCAATAGCCGCTGCTGAAAGAGCGCTACCTAGAACTGGTTCAATGCGCCGTAAAGTCTATGAGTTTATTTTAAACCAGGGATTGCGCGGCGCTACGGATCAGGAAATTGAAAAAACATTACACATTGAAGGCAATACAGTGCGCCCAACCAGGATTAGCCTTGTAAAAGATGGCTACATAATGGATACGGGTACAACAAGAAAAAACCAATACAACAATGACTGCATAGTTTGGCGAGCAGTAGAAGAAGGAATGATGCTATGAGTAATAAAGATAATAAATTTAAACCTGATGCTGGTTTTGTTGTAGCGGTACATCAAAACATGGTTGGCATTAGAGCAGTTGCTTCAGCGTTAGATATTTTTCCTGAAGTGTTAGCAGAAGCAATGTCAGAAATGGGTTTTCAATTGATTGCTGACCCATTTAATTTGTCATCTGATGCGGGCAAGGTAATTAAATTACAGGAACGCCATGCCAATGAGGGATTAAAAGTTGTACAAGATCCTGTACAGGAGGAAACAGCCAGTGAATGACATTGTTACGCCCGCCATGGTGGAGCAAAAATTACGCGGGCTTTCCAAAGAAGTTGATGAAGCGCACAAATTGTTAATTGAAATTGAAAGCGTTTACCACAATGTGAAGGCTGAGTATGAAATTTCTATGGCTAGGGCAAGAATAACTTTGGCTATGAAATCATCACCGACAGGAAAAAATTACACAGTTGGAGAACGGGAAGATATGGCTTTGATTGAAAACGCTGATCTACACAAAGATTTGGCTATTGCTCAAGCAAAAGTTTTGGCTTCACGCGCTAACACAAACAGACTTAAAACACAGGTAGAAATTGCCCGCTCAGTTGGAACTTCAGTGCGCACCAGTATGGATTTAACATGATCTATACATTTATTTTGGGTTTATTTTTGGGATATTGGATTTATCCAGCGCGCATGTTTTGGAAATTACACAAAATAAATAAATTACTAACTGAAGTTGAATTGCAACACATGAAGATGAAGGAAGAACTTGAAGGCAAGCAATGGAATGAGGACAATTTATGATTGATTTACAGGACATGATCACAAAAACCCTGGTTACAAATGACAATGCCAGGGCGCGTTCTCAACAAGTTGCTATTGGGCCATCAGCAATAGGTGGTTGCCAGCGTAGGCTTTGGCATGATCTTGCAATGACAAAGCCAACAAATGATGGCGATAAGTTGGGCGCAATTTTGGGAACTTTTATCCATACAGGAATTGAAGATGCAATACGCCGTCAAGATCCTTTTGGCGTTCAGTATGAATTAGAAATTGCTGTTGAGGCTGATGGCGTTCCTGGCAATGTTGATTGCTATGACAAAATCAATCAAATAGTTATTGACTGGAAAACCATAAAAAAGGGTAGCGGGCGTTATTTTGGGCAGAACAACCGTCAGCAAGTTTGGCAAGTTCACCTTTACGGCTATCTATTAATCAAAAATGGTTACACAGTCAAAGAAGTTGCGCTTGTTGGTATTCCGCGTGACGGAAAAATGAAAGACATTTTGGTTTACCGTCAGCCTTATGATGAAAGCCTTGCGCTCGAAGCGCTTGCACATTTAGAAAAAACAAAAGACATGGTTGAAGCCAACACAAAACCTGCCCCTGAAAAACCGTTGGCTTTTTGTGCCGATTTTTGTCCTTACTACGATCCGACAGGGGAAAAAGGTTGCCCAAGTATTCAGAAGTAAATTGGGAAGATGCGGAATGTAAGCGTTTAGAAATTTATACAGATCTTTTTTATGACATAGAAGAAGAAAGATCTGTAAATGCTTACGATCACATCAACTCAGTACGGAGAGTTTGTGTTTCTTGTCCTATTTGGAAAGAATGTTTGACCTACGCATTTAAACATGAAGATTACGGAATGTGGGGCGGCATGACTAGCCAGGAAAGAGCAAGCCTGGATAATCCTTTGAAGTACCCAAACCAACGCGTAAGAGGATTTTGGGCTTTGAAACAAATGGGAATTACATTTGAACAAATTATGGAGTGCAAGAGGGAGGCAGAATGACTTCACTACCGTACATGCAGTTGTATGTTTCAGATTACCTGGCAGATACAGCGCATTTAACAGCGCAACAACACGGTGCTTACATGTTGCTTTTAATGAATTACTGGCAACGCGGAAAAGCGTTAGATAACAGCAATGAACGGCTTTCACATGTTGCGCGTTTAAGCCCTCAAGATTGGGCAGACGCAAAACCGATATTGGAAGAATTTTTCATGGTTGATGGCAATGTGTGGAGTCATGCCAGGGTTGAAGATGATCTTGCAAAGATCCGTGAGAAGTCTGCCAAAGCATCATTTGCGGGTAAAAGATCATCTGTTGCAAGAGCAAGCAACGGGCGTTCAACAGATGTTCAACAATCGTTTAACCATAAAGAGGAAGATAAAGAGGAAGAAGAAGATAAAGACAATAAACAAACATTTGATGTTTTTTGGAAAATTTATCCTTTGAAGGTAGGAAAAGGCGCGGCTATAAAAGCATTTGAAAAAGCAAGCCGTAGCACTGACATTGAAGTAATCATTAAAGGCGCTCAAAGGTATCTCTCAGACCCGAACAGAAGCCAGGCATACACAGCACACCCCGCCACCTGGTTAAACGCTCAGCGGTGGCTTGATGACCCTTTACCGCAAAGGGTTCTTTCTCCAGATGAAAAGAAAGAAAAAGAATTACAGGAAGCGCGAGCAAAAACGGAAAGAGAACGGGAGGCAACAGCAGAATGGTTCAAACAGGTAGAAGAACAACAACAAAAAGCCGTTCCCGTACCACAAGAGTTACGAGATCTTATGAAAAAGATTTCTACAAAATAACTCAAACTTTATCTGTAACTGTTACCATTGATGTAACCGTTACAGGAGGAACTATGACAAAGCATTTTATTGATCCTGCTCAAGTACAGCCAGGCGATCATGTTTTAGTTAATAATCACGATCTGATGGTGAAGTACATTCAAGGCCCTGATCACATTGGCGTTTATGATTTTCATGGCGTTAATGAATTAGGCAAAGATCAAATTGCAACAGCGCAAGATCTGATTACACTTTTGCGGTGATTACTTTTCAAGTTGATGGTCAGCCCGTTCCTCAAGGGTCAATGAAGGTCATCAACGGGCATGTCATTCATGCCAAAGGTTCTGAATTAGCCGCGTGGCGCTCAGCCATTGCTTTGCGGGCAAAAGCGGCAGGGGCAAAACCACACAATGAACCCGTGGAAATGGAAATGATTTTCACAATGATGCGCCCGCGCACTGTAACCCGCCCTGAGCCTTCCGTAGCCCCTGACCTGGACAAACTGGTGCGGGCAGTCCTAGACGGCCTCACAGCCATTGCCTACCGTGATGACGGGCAAGTAGTACGCCTGACGGCTACAAAGCAATACGGGCTTGAGCCTGGCCTTTGGGTTCAAATGTGGGCATTAATGCCGCGCTAAAATGTGACAGACACCACAAAAATACTTTGAAATAAAGTGTCAAAATGTTTGACACAAGCATGAATTTGCCGTAATTTATTCCACATAAGGGAGAACCGCTCCTAAAGGAATGAGGCACAAAATGTCAGTTACAAAAGAATTTGCAGTGAAGATTGATACAGAACTTGCAGAACTACATGATCAAATTTGGTCAATTAATGAAAAAATTATGGCTTACCAGGATTACACAAAATCAACACAATCATCACGCTACATGAGTGATGCTGATAAGGCTTCACACATTGCAAAATACGCAGAAAAAATTGATGAATTATTTGCTCAACGCACACCTTTAAAAAATCGCGTTTTTGCACTTAATGAAATTTACGCATCAGATCCCTGGACACGCGCATTTCTTGTAACTAATACAAACGGGCATGTTCATTCTTCAATGGATTGCAATACATGCTTTGACACAACCCGTTACAACTGGTTGATCCAGTACAGCAATGATGATGAAGCGACAATTGTGGAAGATGCTGGTCAAGATGCTTGCACTGTTTGCTATCCATCAGCACCAGCAGAAGTTCTTAACCGCCCTTCACGCATTGTTACTGCTGACAAAATCGCAAAGGCTCAAGCACAAGCAGAACGCGAAGCAAAGCGCCAGGCAAAGATTGCAAAAGCAAAAGCATCAGCGCCAACAGCATCAGGTGAGCCATTAGCAATTCCTTCAACTTACCGTGACGGTCAGTTTGATTACATCAACACAGAACGCACTGCTGTTACTGAGTTCAAATCACAATACTGGCACTCAACACAACCAATTGTTACTGTTTATTTTAACGGTGAGGCTCACACAGAAGAAAGCATTGCTCACCAAACAGCGCGCCGCGCAAAGGCTTTAGAAATTTGCATGATTATTGCTAACGCACTTGCTGGCAAGCATGGAGTTTCATTTGATGAAATGTGGGCAACATTAACTAAGAAAGCGAAGGTAGCGGCATAATGTTAATTAGAGTGGTTACTCAAAACAACACATCAGGCAATCCACGCAGGGGTTGGGTGCATGTAGATCAAAACGGTAGTTACATTTCATTTATTGATGAAGGTTACGCAGGATCAGCACCAATTGAAGAATACAGAAAGGCAGGTGTTGCAGAAACTATTACTTTGCACATTACGCCAAAACAATATAACGATCTAATTAAACGAGAAAGGACATGTTTAGCATGAAGTTCAAAATAGAAATAACGGTTGAGTTCAGTGATTTTGTAATCCCTGACAATAAAAGTCAGTCAATGATCAATGCTTTGCAACGCGAACAAGTAATGTTTGCAGTGCAAAACAAATTGGCTCACATGAACCCACAGATCCATAATGTCTATAAGCAACGATCCTAAATGCTTTTGGTGCGGCACTCAGGGGTCACCACAAAATTTTGTACTTATCTACCAACAAGAGGAAGGCAATGATCTATATGAATGTGAATGGTGTGCAACAAGTGAATGGTTTAGGGGTAAGGCAAGTAAAGGCAAGAAAAGGGAAACTGACAAATAGGGGCAAAGCCGTAATTGCAATTTTGTATTTTGTAGTTTGGGGCTTGCTTTTTAATGCAACAACGCCTGATCAATGCAAAGTTCCAGTGGAACAAATGAACCAATGGTGCATAGATTTGATTTACCCATGATGACTGAAATTGCATGTGTAGATCAATGTTGGGATTGCATTGATGTTAAAAGAACTTGTGATGCAGTGTTTGAAAGAGATTTATCAGTAAGCAAAGTTGTAACCTGTAATCAATGCAAGCATGAATACACCTATACAGAAGAAGGGCAGTGAAGGCAATGGAAGGCTATCTATTTACTTTGTGTGCGCTATCAGACCGCGGCACTAATTTTGAAAAAAAGTGGGAAAAAACTTACAACAATGCTTATGAAGCAGTAAGAGATTACATTTCTTATGTAGATTGGGGTTTTGCGGCCTACGGCAAAACAATTACGCTTACAGAACCAAATGGCAAAACTCACACAAAAACCTTTATTAAACCTGGTGCAGAGAGTAAACTTTTAGTGTCCTAAAAATAACCTGAAAGGGGTAAAGCAATGGATAGTTTTGTAAATCGTTGTAAGTGCGGCAGTTGGATTTATGGTGATGCCGCTTGCGAAGTGTGCGGAAAGTTGGCGTTAGGCTAGAGCCTGGAGCGTTTGGCACAAATCCTTTTAAGCGCCGCATTAGCGGTAGGAATTGTGTTTGCCAGCCCTGCAACAGCAGAAGCACCAAAAATTGAATTGCATCAATTGCCGCCTAAACAAATTGCGCTGGTATTGGTTAAAAAAGATTACAAAGATCATGCAAAACAATACTTTTGCCTGGTTGAGTTGGTATCGCGTGAGAGCGGCTGGCGTGTAGATGCGCTTAATCGTTCTTCAGGCGCGTTTGGATTGTTTCAATTTTTGCCTAGCACATGGGGCAATTACAAATATCCGTACAAGCCCAAAGATGCCATCACACAGATTAAGGCTGGGCTAAGATATGTGTATAAGCGTTACGGTTCTCCATGTAACGCATGGGCTTTTTGGAAAAAACAAGCAGGATCAGACTTGAGAGGCGGTTGGTACTAATGAGCATTGTTGAACCTTTGGGCATACCAACAGAAATTGGCTTGCCTCAACATTATGACCCGTTTGAAGAAGAAGATGGCGATTAATGCCAAAGTTGTAACCATAGTAATTACTAGGGCAGATGGTTATTGCGAAACATGCGGGAGCCCTGGATTGCCTGAGAACATGGCGCTACACCACCGCAAACTTAAATCCCGCGGCGGGAAAGACACACCCGCAAATTTAATTTTGGTTCACCACGGTTGCCATAATCTAAAAACCAGTAGTATTCACCTTAATCCCGCTCAGGCTGAGCAAAAGGGTTGGATTTGTCCTTCATGGAGAGAGCCAGTGGATCACCCTTTTGTAAAGCCTGACGGGTCAATAGTGTTACTAAGAGATGACGGTACAGAAGCCGTATTGATGGAAGGTGAATAATGAACATAAGCGTCAAAGGTAATTTAGGCAGTGATCCTGATTTAAAATTTTCAAAAAACAATAATGCTTATTGTAATTTCTCATTGGCTTACACACCACGCAAGCAAGTTAATGGTGAATGGGTTGATGGAGAAACTAATTGGTTTAAGGTTGTTGCGTTTGGAACTAAGGCTGAAGCGATTGCAGACAGTTTTAAAAAAGGTGACACAGTTCTAGTTGTGGGTGAGTTAGCACAAAGCACTTACACAGACAAAGAAGGCAAAGAAAAAACATCAATGGAAATTACAGCCAAAGATGTAGGTTTAGTTCCTAGATTACACAAGGCTAAGAAAACACAGGAGGCAACACCGTGGTAGATGAACTAATGAGCGCACCTGAAGTTTGCGAGCGCCTAAACATTACAATCAACAATTTGCGACAGATACAACACCGTAAAACTCTTGCATGGGTTGATAAGCGCGGGCGTAATGTGTTCTATAAGCGTGAAGATGTTGAAGCATATTTTTCAAAGCGCCAGGAGCGTAATCAAGGCTAATATCTTCATGTGATCGTCATTGAAGAAGAAGTAACCCTGGAACAGATAGATGAATGTCTGAGCCATGTTTACACCATGCTCAAAACAGATGAATTTGGCAATCGCATGGATTGGCGCAAAAAAGAAATGCTTGCGGAACAACTTGATGAATTACTAGATGCGCGTTTAAACCTGGTTAAAACAGGAAAAGCAATTCTATGAATGAACAAACGCTAGTAATAACTTTTTTCATTGTCTTACTTGTAATTCTTTTAATGAACCAGTAAGTTATGCGCACCACTAGATGAAAAATAAGTAATCTAGCGAGTGCTGGGCAACACCCCTATTCCAATGAGTAGGGGTTTTGTTCTTTCAATTTGCGGTAAACTTTTTATCACATTAAAGTGAACACATTATGGTAGAAAAAGCGCCTACGCCTGAGCGTATAGACAAAGAACGCGCAATAGTTGAGTTGCGCACTGAAGGTTATGTTTGGCGTGAGATTGCTCAGATTGTCAGCATGAGTACAGCGGGCGTTTACAAGGCTTACAACAGAGCCATGACGCGGGTGATTGCTCCATCAATTGAAGAACACCGTGAGATGGAATTAGATCGCCTGGACATTCTTCAGCGCACTTATTGGCAACCAGCCGTGAACGGTAATCTAAGAGCGGCTGATTATGTATTGCGTGTGATTGATAAACGGGCAAAGTTACTGGGCTTAGATGCTCCATTGAAAGTACAAGCGGAAGTGGTGACTTATGACGGATCAGATCTTGACGCAGAAGTTGAGCGAGTCGCAAGACTCATTGAGGCAGGAACAATCTATAACAGCGCCGACATTGCAACCGTCACAGAACTCACGGATAACAGCAAGCCGTTGGATATGGAAGAACAAACTAGCGCGGAAGGAACAACTACCGCCTGAAGGTGATTGGAACATTTGGCTTGCAATGGCTGGGCGTGGATTTGGCAAAACAAGATTAGGCGCTGAAGAAATTGCATGGCAAGCAATCGTTCAACCCGCTACACGCTGGGCAGTAGTAGCCCCTACATTTTCAGATGCTAGAGATACATGCGCTGAAGGTGAGTCAGGCATTGTTGCGGTATTACAGCGGTATCAAATGCTTCAGAATTACAACCGTTCTATTGGTGAGATCTTGCTAAAAAACGGTAGCCGCATAAAACTATTTTCTGCTGATAACCCTGAACGCTTCCGTGGCCCTCAACATCATGGCGCATGGTGTGATGAATTAGGTGCATGGCGCTATCAAGACGCATGGGATCAATTGCAGTTTGGTTTACGCCTGGGTAAAAAGCCACGGGTAATTGTTACTACTACACCGCGTTCAACAGCCCTCATTCGCATGCTTGCAGGGCGTACAGATGGCTCAGTAGTAATTACTAGAGGCTCAACATTTGATAACGCTGCAAATCTAGCCCCTAGCGCATTGATGGAATTACAAGCGCGGTACAACGGCACAAGATTAGGTAGGCAAGAACTTTATGGTGAAATCCTTGATGATGTTGAAGGCGCGTTATGGACTAGAGGGTTAATAGATCGCACCCGCATAGATACAGCCCCAACTATGGCAAGAATTGTTGTAAGCGTAGATCCTGCTGTAACTAATTCAGAGAAGTCAGATGAAACAGGCATTGTGGTTGTTGGCTCTACTGCTGACGGTCAAGGTTATGTATTGGGAGATTACTCATTTAGAGGATCACCGTTAGCCTGGGCAACAAAGGCAGTAGAACTATTTGATAAGTACAAAGCAGATGCAGTGCTGGTTGAAGTAAACCAGGGCGGTGACATGGTTGGAGCAGTGCTTAAACAAGTACGCCCTACGCTACCAATTAGAGAAATTAGAGTGCATGTTGGCAAGAAACTTAGAGCAGAACCAGTAGCAGCAATGTATGAGCAAGGCCGTATTCACCACATTGGAGAATTTGCAGAACTAGAAGATCAGATGTGTACCTGGACTGTTGATGAACCAAACTCACCTGACCGTATTGATGCAATGGTGCAGGGTTTTAGTGATCTATTAGGAAAAGTTACAGTTAGTAATTACTTTAATGCGATTGCTAACCACTGCCCTAAGTGCGGGCTACCAATGCCTAAATCATTTACTCATTGCTCAGCATGTAGAACCGCTATGATTAGCGCCAAATCAGAAGTGACGCAGGGAGCATAATAATGGCTGTTGTTTACAACCTGGGAATGGATCAAGGCGCTGACTGGGATCTGAATGTTGTGTATAAGCAACCTGCATCAATTACTAATGTTACAGGCAACGGCACAACTGTTACCTATACAGCCACAAATTCATTTAGTGCAGGGCAAACAGTTTCTATTGATGAAGTAATGCCCTACATTTACAATCTTCAAAATGTAACAATTGCAACAGCGAGCGCAACACAATTCACTGTAACAAATGCAGCAACAGGCATATACATTTCAGGTGGATTAGCAACAGCACCACAGCCAGACGATTTTGTTTTAGTTGTAAGATGTTGGGCATCAAATCAGGTAAGAACACCTTCTACTTCAAGTACTGGCTGGGGCGTACTAGCAGAAATTTTTGGCAATAGCACAAATGATACGAATTTGGAAATTTATTGGAAATTTATGGGTACTACGCCCGACACTTCAATTACATTAAATGCTCATACTACTGGTAACGATTCAAGTTCTATAATTGTTTATGTTTTTCGTGGCGTTGATTTAACAACTCCTTTTGATGTCACATCAACAACTGCAACTACAACTACAACTGTATTGCCTAATCCTCCTGCTATTACACCAACCACAACAAATTCAATTATCGTAGTTGCTGCAGGCGGTGCACACACTGATGGAAATGACACATAAACGACAGGATATCTTACTAATTGTAGAACTGTAGGTATAGGTTTAAGATAATATGCTATTGCCGGTATTGGTTGGTTGACTTTTACAAGTGTAGCTTATGATCCTGTAGCACATACGATAATTGAATTGCTGGTAATTGGTTGATTAGAAGGAGGTTTAAGCAATTAAGTTATAGTTGTAGTTGCTGTTGTTCATGTTGCATAAAAAAGAGATGACAATTTA